CAGAAATCTCAATCTCATCCATGAGCGCCTGTTCATCAGCGTCTAATTTCATAACATTGGTATGACCCCTGTCGAGTACGATTTCTTCGTCCATCTACTCTCTATCTAGAAACTAAGAAAATGTCTTTAACGCACTTTAAAAAAATGTATGTCTATTATAAATGTTCAAACTCAATTTCAACCGGGCCGATCGCAATGCCCTGTTATACATGCTCGTGTTGATGATTGCCATTGTCATCCTCGGTGTCATGAATGCTCGAAGCTCCAACTACCAACCCAGGCCGATTACCATCAAGACGGTCAGTGAGAAGTCTCTCTTCGACCTCAAGTCCGATCTTGAGTGCACCCCTGGCTCCGGTAAGAAGGACAGCCCTTACACCGTTGGTCTTACTCCAGGTGGTCTCTGTGACGCCCAAAAGCTTGTCGGTGAGCACGCTGGGTACGAGATCGCGGACGGAATTGGCGGATCTTTAATCTAAGCTAATTATAAAAATGGCCTTAATCACGTCGCCAACGGAAATGATTCCCGATCTCAACTACGAGTACCATACTGTCACTATCGACAGTGTAGGTCAGGGTAGTGCGAATACCTTTACGTGCCATCTTCAACAACCACTCAAAAATGTGGTGCAAGCTAAACTTTTAGCCGCTCGTATTACCACTACTACGGCCACCGAACACTGTTACGTTTCTATCAGCGAACTCGATTCCATCTTTTCGGATAGGGCGTCGAATGTTCTCACTGGACAAGCGTCGTTGAGTCTGCTCCGTAATTCTTTCGCGAGTCTTGTTACTAGTGATGACACAGGTATAATCAGTTACAAGGATGATTATTCCATCGCGACACAGTACGTAAACCCTATACGATCTATCGATAGGTTCACAGTAAATATTCGGGATCAGGATGGTAACCTGATTACCCCACCTAGTCCCGCCGAGAACAACTTCTTAGTTCTTCGTTTCGTTTGTAGAAAACCCAACTTGTAATTTTTCTCCCCTTAAATTAGTATTACCATGTCTGCCGGTGTTGCACATTTGATCGCTATAGGAGCTCAGGATAAGTATATCACGGGTGATCCTCAAATATCGTTCTTCAGTTCAACGTTCAAAAGGCATGCTAATTTTTCACAATCCGTTGAAAAACAAACCATCCACGGAGCGGTGAAAAACAATTCTATGTCTAGCGTCCAATTCGAGAGGAGTGGTGACCTTCTCAGTTATGTCTATTTCACCATGGATGATACCACCGAAGCCCTTGACACACAAAACTGGGGCAGTATCATCGATAAAGTCGAACTTTTAATCGGTGGTGCCGTTATTGACACACAAGATTCTGTTTTCACAGAAAATATTGCCGTGGATACCTTCGCTCAAAATGTTTCTAAGAGTGCTCAAGGTACACACCCGGGTATTTCCGCGCGCTCGTTCTTTTACCCTTTACGTTTCTTCTTTTGTGAGGGTCCTCAGTGTGCGTTGCCTCTCGTAGCTATGCATCACCACAACGTAGAAATACGGATTTACTGGGGTTCCGCTGCGACTGGTAAGAACGTCGAATGTTTCGCCAATTACATCTACCTCGACAATGAGGAACGTGGTCAAGTCGCCACCCGCACGCACGACATGCTCGTGACACAGGTTCAAAAGAATGTCGCCTCTGGTACGACCGTTCAAGAGCTTACGTTCAATCATCCGGTCAAGTACCTCGCGTCTTCGGATACGACGACCAATGGTGCGCTCACGTCTCCTTCCAACAGAGTTAAATTGAGCATTAACGGAATCGATTTAAGCAATTATAGGTGGGGCAAACCCCACTTTATCGATGTGATGCACTATTACCACACAAACTTCGTGGCGTCTCCCGATTTCTTCTTGTATCCTTTCTGTTTGTCCACCAGTTCTCTTCAGCCCACGGGTACACTCAATTTCAGTCGTGTCACTTCAGCGAAGATTATAAGTGAATCCATGAACATAGAGCACCCCATATACGCCGTGAACTATAACATACTTCGTATCCAAAATGGTCTCGCGGCACTTCTTTACGCGAATTAAAATACCAATCTATATTAAATGGTCAAGAATTTGCCGACGGTGGAGCGGTCTACCAAGGTGAGGTTCGGTAAAAATACCACGAATGACCAGGCAGAAAATACGTTGGTATTCAATGCTAGTAATACCGAGATTGATGCAGACTTTCCAAACTCGATCTACATGACGCCTCTACGTGTACGTACGGACCTCACGGATAGAAATATAGTCGTTATGGCATACAATCGAATTACAAAAGAAGTGATGGATTCCGGGGCGATCGCTGAGGATATTCTCAATTTCACTCTCGAGGCCGCCGTGATTAACGGTAATGTCACCGCGAATACGGTTTCGTTTAATAATGCCATCACATCTGTCACGACACTTTCGAATGTCGGTATCGCTAACGGTTCCCCTACTGATACACTCTCCGTGGGTTCCAAACTTTTTGTAGACAAGGATGGAAGTAATGTGTTGACCGTTTTAGGAAACACGTATATACAAAATAGACTCGTCGTAGACGGTGATGCCACTTTTAATGGTTTAGTAACCACCTTACACTCGAACAACACCGTGATAAAAGATGCCATCATAGAAATCGGTAAAGATAACACACCCACCGATTCGACTTTGGATCTTGGTTTTATTTTAAATCGTCCCGGTTCGAATGTTGTCGTCGGTTTCTTGGAAGGTACGGAAGAGATTGCACTCGGTTACACTCAATCGAGTGCAGAGGTTCAAACGATAACACCCCGAACGGACGAAAATATTAACGTCCACGTGTACGGTCAATTATTCACACAATCGAATGTGGGTATCATAAACACCGTTCCCATACATACGTTAGATGTGGGATCGAATCTCTTCGTGGACGAGTTTGGTTCTAATGTTTTGGATGTCACGGGTAACACGAGTATTTCCGCGGATTTGACCGTTGATGGAGATACCCTCTATGTTGATTCGACCGACGATAAAGTTGGTATCAATACACTGGTACCAGATGCAGAGTTACACGTCGTAGGAAACGCGTACGTGACATCGAACCTGACTGTAGACACAGATACCTTACACGTCGATGCGGTCACGAATCGTGTGGGTATTAACCAATTGTATCCCACCAAGGACCTAGATGTCAACGGAACGATCGCCGCGACTCGACGCGTGGATAATTCGGGATTTAACCGTTTACTCATCGGTGAAGATACGGGAAATTCTATTCATACGACTTCCAATTCTCACCTCATTTCCATGGGCTACAGGGCTGGTTACGACCGTCAACAATCGAACTCGGTAGCCATCGGATACCAATCCGGAAGTGTCATACAAGCAGAATCGGCCGTGGCCGTGGGTAAACGATCCGGTGAGACAAACCAAGGTATAAGCGCCATCGCCATAGGTAGCAACGCGGGCTACGAAAATCAAGGAACGCTCGCCGTGGCTATCGGTGAGAATGCGGGTGGACAAGCGCAAGGTACGAACACCGTGGCCATCGGTAAAGATTCAGCCTCGACACAACAAGGAAACAGTTCCATCGCCATCGGTAAGGAAGCGGGCTTCTCGCAACAAGGTGAGAAGGCTATCGCGATCGGTGAAGGTGCGGGTAAGTTCTTACAAGGTGCCGGAGCCATAGCCATAGGCTACTACGCGGGGTACCCCACTTCACAAGCGGCGGGTTCGGTCATCATCAACGGTGGTACGGACACTGCGGGATTTAACAACACGACCACTCAAGATGCACTCTTCATAAACCCCGTGCGAAACGTGAACAACTCCAATCTCATGATGTATAACGCAGACTCGAAAGAGATTACGTATGGAACGACTATAACAAATGAACTCAATGTCGCCGATAATTTTACTGTCGATACGGATACCCTCTTTGTTGATTCGGTAAAAGACTCGATTGGTATTAACACAGCCACCCCTGAGGCGAACCTACACGTCGAAGGAAACGCGTACATCAGTTCCAACCTCACTGTGGAGGACAACACGTTACACGTGGATACGAACAAACATTTCGTAGGTATCGAAACAAATCACCCGGATGCGACTTTACACGTCGTCGGTAACGCATACATCTTAAACAACGTGACCGTAGACACGAACACACTTCACGTAGATACGGTCAATAAATCCATAGGTCTCGGGACGGTGACCCCTGATGCGAATCTTCATGTCATCGGTAACACCTACGTGAGTGCTAATCTAACCGTGAACACTGATACGCTTCACGTGGACTCCGTGAATGATTCTGTGGGTGTAGGAACCGTCACTCCCGACGCGAATTTACACGTCGTAGGCAATACCTATGTGAGTACCAATCTTACTGTGAACACGGATACACTTCACGTAGATTCCGTGAACGATTCCGTGGGTGTGGGAACCATCACACCCGACGCCAATCTTCACGTCGTTGGTAATACCTATGTGAGTGCAAATCTTACGGTCGACACAGATACATTCCACATTGATGCGACGACACACAGCGTCGGAATCGAGACCGAGTTTCCAGATGCCAATCTTCACGTCGTTGGTAATACCTATGTGAGCTCCAACGTGACTGTAGATACAGATACGTTCCATGTAGACGCACTGAAACACTCTGTAGGAATTGAGACATTGGCGCCCAGTGCCAATTTACATGTCGTAGGAAACACGTACGTTTCTTCAAACTTAACCGTCGATACGGATACACTTCATGTGGACTCGATGGTACACGGAGTTGGAATTGAAACCAAGTTCCCCGACGCGAATCTCCACGTCGTAGGAAACACGTACGTATCCTCTAATCTCACGGTCGACACGGATACATTCCACGTTGATGCGACGAAACACTCTGTAGGAATTGAGACACTGACACCCGATGCTAATTTACACGTGGTGGGGAATGTGTACGTGTCTGATGACTTGACTGTGGACACCGATACGTTTCATGTCGATGCGGAGTACAACTCCGTTGGAGTTGGGACGGTGTCGCCTAGTGCCAATCTTCACGTGGAAGGTAATGCGTATGTTTCT